AGTGGTAATAGCTTCAGTACCTATACCGAGAGCTTCACCAATTAATTCTAAGTTGGTATTTGTAGAAGTACCCCAAGTTCCGCTTTCATCACCTGTAGCGATTTCTTTGAGTCTTAAATTATTGTCATAAGTTGCCATAATTTTTTCCTATATTCTATATATTAAACCATAAAACCTGCAGTGTATACCCTATGCTGCAACATTTCTCCAATTAGGTGTTTGCTCATCCTTAACAGGTGACCAAATATTAAGTGTGCTAAGAACACCTGTAGCGGATACGCCTGTTATTGTAACATTAGCTTTGCAAATAAAACTTGGATTTCCAACTGATCCTAACGCCTGATTTACAAGCCCACCAACATTAAACCTATTATCAGTTTTAGTGGTTGCAGTACCAAGGGCTGATGTTCCAGCTTGTCCTGTTGGAGTTTGCTTGGCTTTAGCCACGGTAGTAAGTGATCCTACTCCACCTGTGGCTTCTAAGCCTGATGGACTAACATTAGCCTCTGCATCAGTTGTAGCTGTTCCTAAAGCAGAAGTTCCTGCTAAACCTGAAACATTTAAAGTATTGTTTGAAACTGTAGTTGCTGTACCTAAAGCAGATACACCTGCGAATCCATTAACTCCAATCTTACCACCTGCTTCTACTGCTACACCACCATTAGTAGCTGTAGCACTTAAACCTGTAAGAGTAATTGTTGCTTCTGCATCAGGTGTTACTGTACCTAATGCTGATGTGGCAGATAAACCACTAAGTGTAACTGGTATGGCTTCGCCCCATGTGAGTTGACCCCACGTGCCTCGACCCCAACCGTTAACGATAGCCATTTAAGGCTAGGCTATTCTAATAATAGCAGTTGATGCAGCTGCAGCAGGAAAAACAATAGTGAAATCTCCTGCAGTAGAAGTTTTATCTCCACCAAAATCAATAGTAGCTACTGATCTATCAGCATTTGTGTCATTATATATCAAACAACCTCTAGCAGTAACAGTAGCTGTGCCAAAAGTTAAATCAGAAAAGTCAGTGAAACCTGTGGTTCCTGAACTTGTTGGATTTATATTGGTTAAAGCTGAACCACCTGCAGTATAATTTGTTCCTGATGATTCTTGACTTGTACTATAAGCTGTAGTAGTAGCACCCATTGTTGCTGAACTAGTGTATAAAGCTAATTTAAATGAATTACCACCAGACGCTAAAAAATTATGTTTAGCTTCTAATAGTTCTTTCTTAAAACTAGTTGTTAATGTAGATGTAATTGCCATTTTAAAGTTCCTTTAATATTTTAGCTAAGTCTTCATGACCTTGGGCATTTAGTAGATTTCGCATTGTACAGCGTTCACTATTAATTGCCTCTTTTATATGGTAAAGTATTGCAGAATAAATAGCTAGTCTAAAAGCTTCAGCTTGTTGTCGTATGTGTCCATCAGCATTTTCTGATATACCACAAATTCTAGCTGTACATCTTTCTGCCCAAAACTCTGGTGGATGTCCTCTGTTTTCTGAGGTGACTACACCTATTTCACCTAATTTAAGTTCTGTGTCTACTTCTATCATTTAATACCTCTTAGCTTCGGGTGGTGTTTCCATCACACTTCTAACCTCTGTGATGTTTTTTAATTGTTCTTCATGCATCATTTCATTGTATTCAGAAAGTTTAACTTGGTGGTAAGTTTTGTTATCATCAAGAATTATAATATCAGGATCTTCAAGTCTATGGTATCCATAAACTCTTTTTTCTATAGGACAATCTGTGTCTAATAAACCTGATCTAGCTGCGACATTTACAGTCATTCCTCTTTCTATACATTTAGCTAACCAAAACTCACAACATGCTTTTCCTGCCTCAGCAAAGTGTAGATTACCTCTATAGCTAAAATCTATACCAAACAAGTTGATACTGCCAACTTTGTTGTATAAAGCAAAAGCAAAAGCAAAAGGCACAGTGTTATTTAAGTACGCACAATCTGCGTCTTGTACAACTTCTTGTAAAGGGTAGAGTACTGCAGAAGGGCATCTTTCATCTAGTTCGCATGTGTATACAGGTATGTCAGCTACAGGTAGCCATCTTCTCATGATATCTGTTTGACTTCCTGCATCGTCGGTGTCCATAAACCTACTAACTGGATCAAGCATAAATACTCTGTCGCATTTAGTGATAGCTCCCATACAATTTATCCCCCAGACTTCGTCATAGGTTTTTGAATGTATTAAACTAAGGTGAAAGTCTAGCTGACTCGCGCCCATAGCAACAATGGCAATATTCTTGCCTTCGAGTTTTTCTATCCTCATGCCTGTGGTTGTCTCCGTATCTCGTCATACCTGTACTGATCTCTAGTCGATTTAGCTTCACCAAGATTTTTTAATCCTAGTAAAGCATCCTGAAACTTAGATTCATATACTGGTATTGCTTCATAATTTTTGAGATACGTGCATGCTTCAACTAAACTGCCATAAAGTATTGCGTTAGGAGCATTTTCAGAGAGCCATGTTGTTTCACTTCCTGTAGTGGAAGTGAGTGATGCTGGTCTGTAGTAGTAGTGCAGTTCAACCTCGTAGGCTAAATCTGAAGTGGGTGCGACTATAAATGTATTATCGTCAAACTCTGCATAATATTTAGGTAGTCCTGTTGTGGATGCATTGGGAGTATAATCCCTAATGAAAGAAACTTGTTTTAATAAAAGGTAGTTGTAATTACTTGCACTGTCAATAACAGCAAGGCTAAATGGTGCTAAATAATCAGTAGGGCATTCTAAATAAGTCCCAGAAGCTGTAAGATTACCTACTTGATTTTTCCTAAAATTGTCTAATTGAACATTTTTAAATATTCGTTCTTCTGCGGTTGTTATGAAAGTAGTTAGGTTGGATACAGAACTGGTCTCTGTACTGTCTAGATAGTCTTGTATTGCTGTTTTTAATGTTGTGTTTGTAAAACTCATGTCGTATAAATTATACCTCCCATCCCACTATGATTAGTGCAATAATAATATAAAGTTGGGGCACCAGATGCAACTTCTATTTGAGTATAAGCTCCTGAACTTCCAGGTGTTCCACTTGTTGTGACACCAGTTGTATATTCAGATCCACCTCCATGTGTACCATTTGACGTAGTTGATAACCTCAAAGGATGCCCACTATTAGTACTGTCTGATTGATCAAATTTATAAGTTTGTCCTTCTGTTACTGTTAGTGCTGCTGCTCTTGAACCGTCGATATAAAAATAGTTTGACCCTAGATAGTTAGCTACTGTAACGGTGTAAGTTGTTGTTGATGGACTTGGGCTCGGACTTGGGCTCGGACTAGGACTAGGACTAGCTGCCACACCTGATATAGTTATTTCACCTACACTTCCATTTGATGGAGGAACAAGATACATAGAACCTATCGTATCATTATTCACAGCATACATAATCGGAGCACTAATACCTGCCGAATTCACAGGGTTACTTATTCTAACTTGACCTAAATTTATTGTTGACTTAACATCTGGTCTAGGGTTGTAAAGTGCTTCTGGGTCTACAGTTTTTCTAGTTGTAATAAGTTGTGGGTGTTTGGGGTCATACATATCTGGTCCAACTAATAAACCATTCCATGTTTTTTTCATGTCGTTTAACTTATATCTAAAACCACTTATGTCACAGATACCATAAGCGTTTTTACCACTAGAGTATGCCATTAATAACTTATCCTCGGTGTAAGATGTATACTAGCTCTGTCTCTATCTTCATCAGCAGCTCTGTTAAAACTCTCTTCATAGTCTACTTTTAATAGACCAGCTTTCTGTGGGTTTCTTTTTAAACAAAGTTGATATGCTAAACCTAGTGTCATACATTGTATAAAACGACTAGGTACTTCTTGATCTTGTGCTGAAGCTGTTACATCGTCTATCCTTTGTATTCGGTAACTTATAAATTTGTATGTGGTTGTGTTATCTGGTGTAGGGTAAAGATACAAGATTGGTGTTTCTTTTCTATCTACAAAATATTGAGAAGGTCTTCCTGTAATTGTTTTGTCAGGTAAGTTTAAATACTCTGATCTACTTATCCTGTCTATAGAAATATCACTATACGAAGAACTGGTAGTACTGTCAAACACTCTAACAACTGCTTCAAGTACATCTACATCATACGAGTTTAGTGTATATGTTGATGTACCTGAAGTTAAGTCTAGTGTGACTTGTTCTACTGTCCACAGATTAATACCTCTGTTTGCCCAATCCGAAAACATTATGTTGAGAGATCTTCGTGCAGTTGCAGCATCGTAACCTGTGCGCATCTCAAGACCTGCTAATTCGTAAGCCTCTTCTATTACCTCAGCTGTGTTAAGGCTAAAGACCTTAGAATCAGAAGTAGCCATTTATCTAAAACTCTTTAAATAAAGTTAGTACAATAACATACGAATCACCACTTGAGTGACCTGTAGTTGTTAATAGTATATCTCCTGTTTTTCCACTACCTGCGGTGTTTCTGATTCCACCGAACTCTGAAAAATCTTCATCAGTTGTGTAGTCTGCATTAAGATCCCAACAGATAGTATTAGTAGTAGCATCCCACAAAAGTTTGATACTCATACCAAAAGTTGAATAAACGATTTTAGCTAACCTAACTCCTGTACATGCTTTACCGTCACTAGTTCTAGTTGCTAAACCACTTACATCAACTTTATTTACTGCTGCCTCACCTGAACCATCGGATGTGTTGGTCAGCTGAATAACAACTGACCTATCACTATCTGACAGAGTGGTTGAAGTTACTGCGTCTGCCATATTAAACTCCTATATTACGCGTCAGCGAATGGTGTAACTAAAGTTCCTGACCCTAAAATAATTCCTTCTACTGCGTATTTAGCACTTGCCATAGCAGTAACTTTAACAATACTACCTACAAGTCCACCTTTAGTGGTTCCATTCATAGTGATAACATCGTTAGATGCACCAGAAATGAAAGTTTTACCTGTTGCGTCTGTTACACCAGTGTAAAGTCCACCTACAAACTTATCTGTACCATCTGTTAAAATGTCCATATCAGTTGCTGCAGTTTCTACTACAAAAAAGAATGATGCACCTAAATTATTTGTTTGATTAGGGTCATCGTCTCTTCCTGGAGCAGTAGCAACGATAGTAGGTAAAGTAAATTTACCATCTGCGTCGTTAGTTGTTAAAATTTTACCTGCGTGGGCATCCACTGTTAAAGATGTGTCTGCAGTTAAACTAACAACATTAGCATTACCTGATGAAATAAATCCTGATAATGATCTTACAGGACCTGAAAAGGTTGATTTTGCCATAATTTCCTCCTGGGAAAAAAGTTCTACTGTCTTGGCTTGTCTGCTAGGTCAGTCTGTAGAACAAAATTAATAAATCCTAGACCCTTAGTCTATATCAATTCTGCAAAAAAAGAAAGGGGAGCATATAGCTCCCCTTTACAAAGAAATGGATTATTTACGCTCCAGGGGATCCGTAAATACCACGCCAGTCACTAAAGCCGAAAGAATATCTTTCTCTAGCTTTGTAACGCATGTTTCCAGTCTCGAAGTCACCTTCCATACCAGTTGACATTGGACTTCTAACGAAATGCTTTAATCCATTTGGTGCGTCTGTCTTAATGAAAAACGCATCAGTGTCGGTTAAGAAGTGGTTTACCACATAACCGTCAGGAAGCATGCTCATATTTCTAAGAGCATTAATATCGTTATCAGATGTGCCTACTCTGTTAGGAGTGTTTATCAATCTGTCAGCAACAAACTGAAGTGCTGGTGGAACGATTAACTTTCTAGCCTGAACATTAGTTTTTAAACCACGCTCATCCTTAAATGCAGAGATATCTATCATTGCATTCTCTAGAGAAGTTTCATTCAAATCAGCAGCAGTACTTGGCTCATTCGCTTGATCGCCTGCCGTTAAGGTAGGGTGATCAGTTGTCATGAGAGGTTTTCCATCTCCTCCTGGGAAGGAAGTAGAGAAACCGTTATTAAGTACATTCGCAGCTTTTACTTGCTTAGTTTGACTCATTGAACGAGCCAATGCTTTAGTATATCTAGCAGATATACTATCGTACAGATTGTCTTCTATAGCTTCTTCTGTTAAAGCGAAAGCCAATGCTACAGTCTCGTGTGAGTACCTAGCAGTGAAAGTTTCTTGCGCATAGTCATAGCTGACTGCTGCACCCTCACCTTTCACTGGTGCTTCACCAAAGCCTGAAAGCATAACTTCCTCTTCAAACGCTCTGTCTGAATTCTCTGTATCAAAGATTTCAGTATGCTCGTTTTCGTATCTGCTATACTCAAGACCAAAAAGTGCGTTCAATCCTGGTTCTAGTTCTTGGACTAGTTGTGCTCTGTTAATTGCCATTATTAATCACCTTTTAGCTATTGCCGAACACAGAAGCTGGGAATGTCACATACACTCTAGCATATTGTCCAATAGAGTTTGATGGCTTATCTGGGAAGCCTACTACTGTCGCAATACCACTAGAAGTTGTAGTTGTCACACCTTCTTTTGATCGACCTGTTGAAGAATCACCTGCAGTTGTCGAAATCGTATTAGTTGTTCCGATAGATGCTTGAGTAGGAGTACCAGTAGACTGAGCCTCGTAAACAATATCTGGATCAACATAAACATACGCTTTCGCATTTGCAGAACCTAAAGTAGCAGTATCAGCAGTCCACACCTTAGAAAAGATGATTTCTCCTGTTGTTGCTGTATATTCTACACCTGCAAATACACCTAATGGAGTACCTGTCGCAGTACCTTGAATAACCAATCCACTTGAGAGATTTACTACATCACCCGAAAAAATCGAAGCATTAGTAGCACTTGCTATTGCAAACTCAGCTGGTCTGATTGTTCCACCAGACATATGATATGCAGGAGTAAAACCGTCTGGGTCATTTACATTTGCCATGTTATTTTACCTATAAAATATGTTGTTAAAAATCTTAGTTTTACCTAAGAACCTTTTCCGAAAGTCACTTTACTTTGCCTATTAGGTCTACTAATTGGCATAGAAGGATCGCTTTCTCTCATCAAATCTGTGTCAACAGCACGCATCGCGTCTGCGGTAAGACCATCGAAATAATCTTTCCGTTCATTTACTGTTTCCTCAGGAATCCTTGCCAGGATTAACCCACCTACTCCGATAACACCTGCATGTCTTCCGTCTAGTATCGTTGGAGCTTCGAAATCTGGATACTCTTCAGCACGAACAGGCTCAAAGCCTTCACGTAAACGCTTAGACATATTAGTCTTATCGTCCTGACCTAGTATAGATTCTCTAATCCATCGATGCTTAAAACCAGAAGGGGCTGGAGGTGCATCTAATGCAGAAGGTTGTTTCCATGGTGTTCTGCGAGATGTTTTATCTCGAGATTGAGCAGATCTAGGAGACCGATCTGTACCAACAGATTGCTCTACTTCGTTAGTTGTATTCTTTTCTGTCATAATTTACTCCTATGTTTTAACATACTTTGCATACTCTTCAAGAGGCACACCTAGTTTTTTCGCTATTGCTACTTGACTCTGTGTGAGTTTTATCTTATTACTGCGTGCCTTATTAGTTCTTGCTTGTCTTGTAGGACTAGCGACTCTCTGCACGGGAGAGTCTGAAACTTGTTCATTGGAATCAGTATAGTTCCTATTTCCAAAATTGGAAAGTCTGTTGTCCAATTCTTTATAATAGTCATCCGTTGCTCCATCGTAACCTTCATCCATTAATTCACGATGGATACCAAAAGCTGCAAAAGTTAGAGCTTGGTCTTGTCCAAACCAAGAATTATTTTTTGCCCATTCTTGTGCCTTTGGATCAGGTTCAGGTGGGGCAGCAGGTGTAGGTGGGATTACTGTTTCATTTACAGGAACCTCTTCACCATTCTCAACTGCTTGTTTTCTTTTTTCAGAAACACGACGCAAACTTTCAGACTCTACAGAAAGACGAGAAAGTTTCTCATTGGCTGCAATCATTTGATCTGCATCACCTCTTTCGTATGCATCTTTATACTCAGCTTTAGCAGTTTCTAGTTCTGTTTTAACTCTGCTGTCATACTCAGTAAACATTGCATTGTTAGCAGTGTCTGCTTTTTTCTTAAGTTTAGCGTTCTCGTCTTGAACTTTTTTAGCCCAAGTAAGTGCTTCTTCGTTTTGTCTCTCAGTTTCCCTGAGCTTATATGTTAGTTTGTTGATTCTTTTCTGAACTGAGTCACTATACTCTTCTTGTTCAGATTTTTCATCGGAAGCTTCTACAGTTTCCTTTTCTTCAACAACACTTAAACCGTCTTTTTCTTCTTTCTCTTCAACAGGAAGTTCAACTTCTACTGAACCTTCCTCTTCTTTTTCTATGGCAAGATTTTCTTCTTGTTGCATGGTTTCCTCCATGGTGGTTAATAATCGACTGCTTCTGGGTCAGGTATTCTGGCTAGAATCTCATCGTCATTTAATAGACGAAGTTCTCCTCCGTCTATTTTAAATCTAGCTCCAGCATATCTGCCGAAAAGCACCCATTCGCCTTTCTCACACCAAGCACCTTCAGGAAACTTTACAGGATCCTTATAGGCATCTGGTCCGAGAGAGATAACATATCCTACAACTGAGGATACTGTGTCTTGTTCTATAGTGTTTTTAACTAATTGTATTCCACCATCTGTTACTGCTGATCTACCTCTAGGCAGTATAAGTACTCTATACCCTGTAGGTTGTGGTAGAACATCAACTTGTGAAGCTACTTCTTCTACAGTTTTTGCTTTTGGTACTTCTTGTTCTAATTTTTTATCAAAGTTTAGAACTTGGTCTGGTATGCTACTTTTCTTAGTCGTCAATTTCTTTCTCCATGTTTTTACGCAGGTCTATTATTTCTTGTTCGGCAGAGCGAAGACCTGATATCTCTCCGACGACGCGTTGGTATTGCTCGTAATTAGCAACACTCCCTGAGGATAGAGTTTCTTCTAAACTGGAAATACGATCTCTGTACTTCTTGAGTAGATACTCAACAACTTTTATATAATCCATTAATCAGAACTGTGGAAATTTAAACCTTTTGTGGCTGCTCCTGTTCCTCTAGTTTTAACAATCCTTTTACCTGAAGGCATCCCACCGTCACCCATCTTTTCTTCTTTGTAAGAACCACCGTCACCCATCTCTGAGTACATACCACCACCTTTCATTTTTCTAAGTTTTGCGAAATCTTCACCTTCTAAAACTTGAGGGTCACCAGCCATTGCTGCTATCTTCTTTTGTTTTTTAGAATATTTTCCGTATTTACCTTTTGGCATAGTTTTCTCCTATTTAAGTTGTGTTGGTTTTCTGCGTTTGTTATCGACTGCACCGCAACCTTTACTTTGTACAGCTAAACCTCCGTCTTGCATTTTCAGCATTGTACCTCCTGGCATTCCGTTTTTTAATCCGCCACCAGCCATGTTGTATATACCACCATTTTTCATCTCAGCAGTTTTTGCTGCGTCTTTAAAGTCTTGTGCGGAAGGAGCACCTTTAGCACCTTTGGCTCTAGACTTTCTGCCTTCAGCTTTCTTTTTATTAATGTTGTAGTAGAGACCTTTCTTAACAGTTCTACCGTCTTTAGTTACATGTGTATCTTTACCCATTATTCACTTGCCTCCTCAGCATCTTTAACTTGTTTTAATATTTCACCATAAGATTTTTGTGCTTTTAACTCTGCGTCAACTGCATCTTTTTCTCTTGCAGCTGCAATTTTCTGTTGAGCTATGTCTTCGTTTTTATCTGCTTTAGCTAACGCAACTTGTGCGTCCATCTCTGCCTTAGTTAGTTCTGTTTGTGCACGAAGTTGATCAGCTGTTTGTTTTCTTTGTATTTCCATACCTTGTAGTTCTAGTTGTTTGTTAGCTAGATCTATTTCTGGTTGTTGCTGTGCGATTCTTTGTGCTTCTATTAAGGCTTGTTCCTGTCCAGTAATTTCTTGTGTAGCTTGTGCTGCCATCATAGCAATCTGGTTCTGTACTTCCATCGGCACAGGTTGTCCTTCTGGTGGAAGTTCTATACCTTGTTGTGCTAGCAGTTCTTGTACTTGTAGTCTGTATTTGAGAGCTTGATGTTCTTGTATATGTGCTTGTAGTGCAGCAACAGCAGCAGGGTTCTGTTGCACTGCTGGGTTTTGCATAAATGCCATATGTGCTTGTATGTGTGCGTCGTGGTTTTGTTCTATAAATGCTTTCAAAGGCATGCCCATCATAGCATCTTGGTTTTCTTGTATTGGATCTTTAGGTTGTGCTTCATCGAGAGGCATTAAAATTTCATCAATGTTTTGTACACCTAAAGCTGAATACATTTTATAGTAAGCCTCTCTCATGTCGTGTAGCTGTGGTGCACTTTGAGCTAGTTGTAACTGTGTTTGTGCTAAAACAACTCTTTGGCTCATGCTAAATATATTCGGGTCACTTACAGGTATGATGTCTACTTGTCCGTCAAAATCTTTTGCGTATATGGTACGAGAACCACCAACAACATCGTATGGGTATTCTGCGGGAAGAGATTCCGAGAAAACTCTAGCAAGAATTTTAAACTCCATCTTCTGTGCAAAATGTAAACGCTTGTGTATAGCCGACATGATTTTACTGCCACGCTCTAGCATCGCAATCGTTGTACCAACAGGAGCTTCTTGTCCCATGTCACCAATCTTCATGTCTGCGATATTAGCAAAACGCTGACCACTCTCAACAATCACACCTAGTAATTGTGCAAGCACACCACTTGGTTCTTTATAAGGTAGTGGCATAAGTGCGTCTCTTATAGTTCCACCTGGAACATCGACATCACGCCATTCTCCTGGTTCTATAGGAGTATCATCGTCACGGATTCGCATACCTCTAGCCTTAAATCCAGCAGGTAAGTTGCTTAAAGTACCTGCGTCAACAAGCTGTCTTAGTATAGCAGTTGCTGACTTACTTAGTCCTCCAATCATGTGGATGAGTCCAAAACCGTAAAAACCGAGTCCTGGAAGGAATTTATAGTGAACAAAGTACTCTATTTTCTTCTTCAAAGGGTCATCTGGATTGAAGTTTCTACGAATAGAAAGGACTTGGTTACTCTCTTTTATGATCGTTATGATATAAGGTAGAGCAATTCCAGTCTCTTCACCGTCAATAGTGTCCTCAAAACCCTCTAGATTTACATCAACATGCATCTCGAGGACGGTAAATGTCTCAGGACTAGCTGGTTTAGAGACTCCAGTTATGTCATCTATCTTTTCTTTGACTCCTGCGAAGTCTTCAGCTGAACCAACACTTGGTTGCCCAATCTCTATATCCCTATATACACCTGCTTGTTGCATTTTTAGGATATGGTTTTCCGACATTTGTATAACATGGGTAGCTCTAGGGCAGTCTAATAGGTCTGTAGTGGCATAAGAAACAATAAAGTCTTCCGCCATGATGAAATTACTAACTGCTCTAGCCTTAGAGGGATCATAATAAACTTTTTTAAACGCAGAACCAGACAACGGTAGATAGAAAAGTAGTTGATCTAGTTCTGGATCGTACTCTTCCATGTTGTAAGTTATCTGATAGTTCATAAACTCTTTGACTCTTTGGCATTGTGCTTCTTTTTCTGCGTCAGCAACACCTAGAATCTGTGATTTTACAGGTCCATCGGCAGGTAACAGTTCTCTATAGGCTTGTGCTTGAAACTGTGCTACAGATTCGGAAAGTAGAGGGTGATGTACACCACTAGCTCCTGCGAAAGGTTCAGTTCTATCTTCAGTTTTTATACCTAGTAAGTCTAGACCTTTAGTAAATGTTTCTAACCATTCACGTCTTGACTCTTCGTCTTCTTCAAAGTCTGAGATTAGATTTATAGAAAGTGTGTTAAGGTCGGTTTCGTTTATAACTTCTGCTAAATTCTGATTGAAGTCTTCAAGAGGGTCAGGAACTATGTCAATCATAGATTCCTCTTCTTCACCTTCGATCACAATGTTTTCAGGCAGGATGTCTTCCATTTGTTCAGGCACTTCTACTTCTGTGCCCTCACCTTGTAGCATGGAATCTAAAATTGTTTTTTCTACTGCCATTATATTTTCAAATCATACGGTATAAAGTCATCAATAGTAAACTCGTTTTCTACGATAGGTCGGTTCTTCCTCGTAGTCTGAATCTAGCCTCACGAATCCACCTTGCCTAAATCTCATCAGTGCTTGAGTTGTACTGTCGACTAAATCGTCATGTTCACCGTTAGGAAAATCAGAAACTTCGTCCATTAATTGTTCCGCCCAGTTGTTTTCTGGCACCCAAACATAGCCACCACTAAACAATGGAGTACATGCATTCAATCTAGCAATCTTATCTTGCCCACGACTTGGCGTAAATGTTTGTACAGGGATACCAATAGCTCTGAGTTCTTGGGTAAGAGGCATACCTGATGCCTTGCCTTCGATAATGACACTTTCGGGATCCCAATCTTTGTATTGTTGTAACGCTTTCGCTTTGAGTTCAGGGAAAGAAAGCCTCTCGCGAACTGAGTTCAAAAGTATGATATGTGCTTCTTTGCCTGTGTACTGTTCTTCACCTATCATCCCTTCAGGATAGAAGACACCCCATGTAGTTATCGCAGAAAAGTCGGCTCTTTCAGTTTTCAAAAAAGCCGTGTCGTAACTTTGTATTACATATTCGACATTCGGAGCGTGGTCACGATCCCAAATTTTAAACCACTCTCGATTAATAATACTTGCCCCTTCGCCTGTTGGATTTTGCATGTATTCTGCTGCCCACTTACTCGGAGAGATAGATGCCTTAATCTTTTCTAGTTCGGGAAGTGGCCAATATCCTGGCCAAAGAGATTTACCTGAAGGCAGAATGGCAGGGAGTTCAATAATCTCCCACTGATCGGTCTCGTCAGATTCCATCATCTTTTTCACAACACGACCAGTCAAATCTTTTTTAGACCACCGTGTCATAACCATAACGATTGCACCTCCAGGCTGTAACCTTTGCCGAGGTCCTGTCATGTACCACTCATACGCATCGTCAAGTGCGTTAGCACTCATGGCATCTTGTTCCGAGTGTGGGTCGTCAATAATAAACAGATCCGCACCCCGACCAGCCAATGCACCTCCGACACCAGAGGCAAAGTACTCACCGTTCATTGTTCCGTCTTTCGTTCTTGTTTCCCATCGACCTGCTGCTTTACTTTCAGGATTCAGTTCGACATTCGGGAAAATTTCTTGATACTCTTTGCTGTCGACAAGGTCACGAATCTTACGACCAAACCTAACTGCCAAGTCTGCGGTGTGTGTTGCCTGGATAATCTTGAGTCCTGGTCTTTTGCCAACGAGGTACGCTGGGAACATGTAAGAGGCAAACTCACTTTTGGTGTGACGTGGTGGCATATTAATGATTAACCGTTTAAGTTCGCCAGAGGCAATACGGTCAAACGCCCTCGCCATGATGCGATGATGCTCACCTTCTATAAAGTCCGACCACATGGTTTTGACAAAAGGTAAAAAATTAGTTTGTATTGTTTCTTTTTTCTGGAGCTCCGCCAATCGTTCCGATAGTTCGAGGTGCTCGGTCAAGAGTTCTTCGGGAATATGCTTTAGGCTATCGTCATTCATTTAAATTTTTGTTGCAAAATTTTTTGTGGAACAAGGACTGGGAACCAACGCGAAGTTTTTATATAAAGGTCATACATGCAGGGGGGGTCACGATGCTCTGAGTCAATATACCTTGAGTTCTCCAGGAAAAGAATCCTAGTCATTTGACTCTTGTTGTTCTGGAACTTCATCATCAACCTTCTCGCCTTGTACAGTGTAAGGAGTCGATGGTAGAATGCCTCCTGACTGTTCGTGAAGTTCTTTAATACGCTCGATAATCTGCAACTTTGTCATGTCCGATGTCTTATTGACTGTTAACTCCTTGCGATCGACATATAATCCTGCTGCTTTGCCTCGATTTATTTCAGCAGTTACAGCTGCACCAAATGCATTGTTCGAGACTGCTTGGTCTCTCAGTTTTTCCAAGTTCTCGAGGTGATTGACCAATGTTAATGTGGCTTTCGCAGCACCTCTGTTCTGCAACTCTTGAATCCTGCGTTGTACTAAGGGTTCGTTGTTCGCCAAGAAGGCTCCAGCTCTAGATGCATTCTTGTGTGAATAACCAGCAAGGACGGCAGCCTCCTTTAAGCTAGTTCCCGATGCAACTGCTTGGGCAAACTTTTCCTGTTTCGGTGTCAACTTCTTTTCCTTGGGTCTATGTTCCACAGTTCCTCCGTCATGCACTGCTCTATATAAGGTCAATGGAGAGCGTGTTTTCCATATTCTATACCTAAACTCTTGCTATCGTAAAGGTTTCCCATATATAGTCCATATTACTCATCACATCTAATAACCTTCTAATAACCTTGTCTAATACGCTGTATTCTCTTCTACAAGAGTCTTTTGGCAAGATCCTATTAGACTATTACCCAATATGAAACTTTTCGTGAACACACTTCAACAAATCCACTCCTCATGAATAAGCCAATAACCAATATGAAAATGGCTCCGAGTGGAGCCATCTATTGAGGAAGATACTTATTACTATTTATAGAACTACATGAAACTTTTGTGGGCAGTCTAGATACTCTTCAAGCTCAATCCTTGTGAGATCAGCAATCCAATGCTTTAGATTTCTACACGAGCAATAATCCCAAAAGCCATCAACAAAATTATCGGCTCTGAAACCCTCGAGGCAAAACTCTTGGTCGTCGTCGTGCCAATAGATTGTTATATTGCTGTCAGTAAAACAAACCACTTCGTCTGCATTTTTCTTTTTGACTATTAGTTCGCTGACTGCGTTAATTAAATCTCTCTTTTTCATATTTATCTCCTTTCTTAAATATTGATTAGTTATACCACGAAAGCCGAGTATAAGACTCGGCTAGTGGGGTGGGGAAATTTAGACGACCATAAACCCTCTGTTAACTACATCTAAGATAGTGCGATTGGCTCTCATTATCCAATCTAGTTGGAAAAGTGGAGTCACTCTATCGGTGCCAGGAACACCAACTATAATAGGGTGGCATCCTTCTAGACCAAACTTAGCAACAGCTTTATTAAGGTTCTCTATAGAAGCGTAGCTTCTTAGGTTTTCGTCGATTACTTTGTACATATTTATCTCCTTTCTTATTTATGTACAATTCATTCTAGGTCATTCTGCATAAAAGTAAAGGAGTTTAGTAAAAATAAATGACTTTTTTCTCGAGCAAAAAAATGGCTCCCAGAGGAGCCATTTATTAGTGGGTAAACTTTAGCCTACATAGACCAAAGTAAAACCGTACTCGCTAGTGCTGTATCTAATATTGATACCAGTGCCGTGCTCACTAGTGTTTTTTGCCTCGCCTTTTTCTGCGAAACCTTGCTGTTTTAAAGCAGAAAAGTCATCGGCAGATTTACAAGTTTCTAGGAAGTTTTTCCAAGGAAGAGGTACTGAACCAGCAGCACTAGACATATAATAAGTGTCGCCGTAAGTATCGTCCTCAAAAGCACCACTTTCACCAACTTCTGTTCTTTGTTGGTGCCAGACAGCAGTACGCACATTTAGAATCACTTTACCGTATTTGGCAGGATTATTTTTTAAACCTTGTACTAATTTTCTAGCCTGAGTGCCAGATAGGTAGTAGTCAAAGTTCTCTTCTTTGTAGTTTTCGTCGTTAAATTTAGTCATTATTTTCTCCTTTCTTAATTAACTATGAGAATCATTCTACGCGATTCTACAACAAAGTAAAGGAGTTTTATTAAAAAAGATGAATTATTTTTTAAGCACTTTCGATAAGTCCACTCTCCAGTTAGACTCGTCGAGAAACTGTGTGTGCCACAGGCAAAAAAATGGCTCCCGAAGGAGCCATTTATTGTAAACAAATTTAGTCACATTTTTGTGAGGCAGCAAGGACAGAGAAGAATATTACTTCTCTGTCTTTTTGCGTTTGTTTATTAAGTTGATACAACAAGCTATTAAGGTCTGGTGTAAACAAAAGAAACTCCCTATCACTTTCGCCAACCCAACCAGCTTTAATAAGTCGGTTGACTTTGTAATGCTCTTGCTTTAGTTTAAGTGCTTTTTTGGCAAGGACTTTTTGATAAAGATCCTTGAAATAAGGTTTTTGTACAGTAGCCTCAAAGCCTTCTCTATACTCTCTTATTTTTTCTCTAGTTAATTCATTCATAGTTATCTCCTTTCTTTTTATTAACATAAGACTCATTCTAGGTCATTCTACAACAAAGTAAAGGAGTTTTATTAAAAAAGATGAATTAATTTTTAGACCGTTCCCGAAGTTCACTACTAGAGAATTTGTGACTGCGTTTATTAAAGTAACATTTGTCAAGAGTCTCGTCACGACCAGTAAATTGTTTATGCCTATATTCCTCACCGATAATACGCACATCCCATCGGAGTCCATGTAGAATATCCATAACATCTTTTTCAGATTCGTACACCAATACTTCGTCGGCATGTACACAAGCCTTAACTTGTATCTGTCGCTCTACCAAACTTTGAACAGGCGAGTTTTTATACTCTCGGTCAACACTGGGGTCGCGTTGAATACAAACCAACAGGTGATCGCACACAGTTTTACTTTCTTCTAACATTAACACATGCCCTGCATGAAATAAGTCAAAAGTGCCGAATGTTATCCCCCTAATCATTTTTGCTAGGTGGTAAAGTTATTAAACAACTTATGTCGTTGTTTTCTAAAAGCCTAGCGAGAGCCTCTTTTACATGCCCAAGTTCTAGTCGACCGTTTAATTCTTGCGACGGCATCTTAAATGCAATCTTAATCGTCGCGATAGGATAGTCTTGCGATTCGTCACCGTGAGATATTCTATAACCTACACCCCAATCGTCAACAGATTCCCAATGTGGGATGTCCTCAACACTCATTTTTTTAAATTCACTCATTTTTCTAGTTTCTCCAGTTTCTTGATTCTTTTATCGATGTATTCCATCATTTCTTCGGCAACAGTCATTTCTATTTCGTTGTCTTCATCTAGTTCGACTTTTTTAAATTCTTTTACAATTATTCTTAGCTGTTGTAGGTTCATCTTAGACAGTCGAACTTTTAGATCTAAGATCATTCGAAATATTTGCTTGCAAACAAAACATACAGAACCAATGCTACCAACACATTAAGAATTACAAATACGAAGAGTCCACATAAAATAAACTCTAGCACTTTACAAACTCTACAAGAGTCATTTTTTCTAGTTCAGGGTGGTCTTTAATAGCCACCCATTTATCTCGATACAATACGACAAGCCTTTTTTCTCCATCTACTTCGGCATGCTTTACTTTGCCACGCAGAGGTCCGAGGAAGATCAATTTACCTTTAGCCATTATTCTTCCCCCTAAATTTGCGAGATTTAAATTTATCTTGAGCCTTAGAAGAAAAATGTCTCCTACCGTCTAATCCCCATTTAAGAGAAATCATTCTAGACATGGTGTGACTAAGAATATCAGGCGAAGGTGAGCCAGACTTTTTATACATTTCATAGAACTTTTGTAAAGAGTCATATGGCAGTTTGTCTAGCCGATCTTTCAGTTTATCTGCATCTACACTAGGCATTACGCCACCTTCTCAACACAAGAAAACCTATAAGCTAATTCTTCACATCTTTTTATAATGGCTTTCTTTTCTGATTTAGACAGTTCCTGTCCAGCAGTCCTAACAAGTTCACGATGCATAAACTCATTGAAATAATATTTAGTTAGTGTGTCCATTACGCCACCCCTTTGGATGACGCAATGTTTATGTAACCCCAGCGTTTGTAATAGTTAAGATCGCCTTCGCAAATGCCAAGTTCTTTCTTAAGTATAGCAACCGTGCGACCAGAAGAGCCAATGCCCTCGATAACTTGGTTGATATTTACAGACCGAGGAGTTCTCGCACCAATGACATAGTCAGCAGATTGGCTAACTATATCTGTTGGTGAGATGCCATAAGTTTTGGCAGTCTTTACTCGGCTCTTTGGGGTTTTACGGTTAACATGCTCTTTAAGTAATTGTAGAGCACTTTCCGCAGTAGTATCACCTTTGACTTTCTTGGTTAGTGTTTTAAACACAGTAGACAAGTTTTTGTCGTAGGGGTTAAGGGTATCGTTCATATTTTTCTCCTTTCTTATTAAACAATACCAATCATTCTATATCATTGTGCAAGAAAGTAAAGGGGTATACCTAAATTAATTATAGTAAAATTTCCACATGGTTGACATTAATAGGTTGTTTAACTATTCCCCAAAAAATATTGCTCCTGAGCTCTTAGAAGCCACCGACGGTTATGTCCTTGTTCCCGAAGATTCGTTTATGCCAACAGAAGAAATCTCTAAAAAAGTTTTAGATTTCGTCGACGAGCCAGCACCAGATATTTTTAGTTTTCCTTTTCTTACTCCTGAATATTGCGCAGAGTTGATACAGCTGTGCGAAGATATTGGTCAATTTAAACATCGTCCTGGTGACGCGTATCCTGCACCAGAAATGGATCTAAAAGATATTTCTCCTTATGTCAACACATCCCACATACAATTTATAGAAAAACATATTGTACCCATCACCACGAGTCTGTGGCATTTTCCTGTTGTTTGGTTGTCTTCTGCATTCGTTGTGAAACACAGCATGACAGGACAAACAGGCAACCCTGGATGGCATCATGATGGGTTAGCTGATGTTACACTTTCTGTGCAACTTAACGATGATTTTGATGAAGGTGGTGTGTTTTTTGAAAGACAAAAGTTTGCTGCTGGTCGACTACCTGTCGGACACGCAATATTGTTTCCTTCTAAAGTGTCACACAGACACACAGCGTTGAACATCACAAGAGGCACGAGGTATTCGTTAACATATTGGATGAGTGGAGATATTCCAGAAAATTTATCAGCTAGATCAACATAGAGCCTAGTGTGAGAATAAAGTGTATATTTATGGAGTTAATCAGGAGGCACTCTATTCTCGAAAACTGCCACTAGGCAAACAGCCTTTAACATTCCCCCTAACTAATTTGTAGTTCTAACAACACGACCACTAGCGTAAGTGACCTCAGTATAGTCTTGTACTTCTTTGTTACCTTTCCATCGTTGACTATAGTATTGTGTAATTTGTTTGTCTAAACTTTCTAGACTTAATTCTTCTTTGCGTTTTTCTTTCGCTTTTATGTCCTCTGGGTATGCCATACAGATTCTCCTTGTTGCTCACATATTGTGATTGATTTAACTTCACCCACAGCAAACAGTTTAGTGTTACTAATTGCTTGTTTTGCTGTTCTCTCGTCTGATGCATAGATACTTGGACCTTGTGTAATCTCACCGAGATAACTTTCTATTTCGCTAGTGTATAACTTCATTCGTCCCACTCCTTCTCGTCCATACATGCTGACCATTCGTCTCGCTTTATTTCCTCGGGATAATTAGTGTAGAAAAGTTCTCTACATTTTTCAAACTGTGCTCGCCATTGATTGGGGTCATATTTATCGTTCCACTCTTTCTTTTCAGTTTCTAGTATAGGTGTTGAACATGTTGTGAGCAAAACTAATAAAGGTGCACCGAGAAGCTTAATCACACTCCTCGGTGCGATTTTGACAAGTTTAGTTTGAAATGAATCTATCAAAGGAGTCAACCTAAACTTCGTGTGAAGGGAGATATACCTCACACGCATCAAAAACTGTTTAGCCACGAGGTTTATTCGTAGCTGTAGTCTCTACTACATTCATATATGAAGTACGACCATAATTACTAACAAAGCCAATATGCATATCGTTAGTATCTTTTAAAAGCCAACCACCCATACGCTCACTAGAATGTTCCTCGCTAGGTTGTCTAGTAAATCCTTGAGGTTTAGTTTCCTCGAAAACTTTTAAAACTCTTGTAAAACTATCTGACATAAAATTCTCCTTTCTTTATTTATTTCAGTCTATTCTTCTTTTTCTCAGAAGTAAAGGACTTTTTATCTTTTTTCTTCCCGAATATCTTATCGTAATTATTTCGGTATTCTTCTGAGTACACTCCTGGTCTTGGTTTGTCACCTTTGCCTGCCATACTATCCTCCTACTAAATATTTATTTAATCTATCCCAGTCATAGGGTTTAGTTAATTTTAATTCTGGCTTTAGTCTTAGACCTTCGTCTACAATTTCTCTAGCCTTATCCCCTCTATACAAAAATATTTCTGCGTCAGGAGTGCGAACTAAAACAAAACAACGACCACCAGTCTTAGAGCGTTTAATCAACCAGCCTACTTGCTCAGGACGAAGTCCTATCTTTTTACCAGCGTTGACTACTTTTAACTCTACCCAAAACTCAACACCATCACAACAAGCGTTGAAGTCGGGGATACCTCTACCTGTACCCCCAGTCTCAATGCGTTGGATATGCATTCCTGTTAAATTTTTACTAACAGTGCTCCAAAAAGCACTTTCTTTCAAAAGTTTCTTTTTATAGTTTTTACACCTTTGTCTTTTAGCCAATCCGTGTAATCACTGTGATCGATCATATCCTTTTCAATTTTATGAGCGACATAATAGTCACCATCACCAAGTTTACATCGTCTAATAATTTGATGTACTCTTTGTTTTGTCAGACCGTACTCGTCCCCAATCTGTTCCATCGTCTTACCTTTCTTGTACGCATCCCACATATTTCTATTCCTGTCCAAAAAACTTTGGGCAGACCTTTCATCTATTCCTTGCATTAATTGCTCCAGTATTTGTTGTGGTCAACCATAGCTGTTCCCCAAGTATCGCCAATCTCAGCATCTACTTTAGAAGGAACATTAAGGTCAACGCATGTTTCCATTATTTCCACAATTTTTCTGCTTTCTTCTTTATTTTTAACCGATATGTCTAACTCGTCATGTACTTGTATATGGGGGACGATACCCTCTTTCCATAAATCAAGCATCGCTTGTTTAGTCATATCTGCTGCACTACCTTGAATCAAGCGATTAAACGCACGATATGTAAACGCACGACGAATATTTTGCCCATATTCTTCAATCGCTTTATCCATTGGCAATGGTTGTGTTTTCTCGTTTCTCGCTTCATACATGTCAAAACGACATTTCCTACCCAACAGTGTAGTTATTTCACCTACATTCTCTGCTCTACGAGAGCAAGAGAGGGTAAGTTCTTTAATGAAGGGTACTTTTGAGTGATAATTGTTAAATAATGCCTCAGCCTCTAGTTCGTTAATACCTAGTGCTTGAATTAATTTATTTTTACCCATACCATAACTGAGCGACAGGTTTATAACTTTTGCATCTTTTCTAGCAATACCTGCCATGTCAGCAACGATTTGATGGAAGTCAGCATCTTCGTGTCGATATGCAGAAACAGCCTCATCAGATCCAGGCAGGTTCATTTTAGATGCATAATGTACAGTTAGTCTAGGTTCTTGCTGTGAATAATCGTATGCACCCCAGACATGGTCTTCTTCTGGTAAAAACAAACCACGCACCAGTGGACCAAGTATTGGGTCACGAGCTGGAACTTGTTGTAAATTAGGTGTACTATAACTGAATCTACCACTAACCGTACCACCTGAATCACCACGCAAAGGATGCATTTGCCCATGTATTCTACCGTTGTGTGAGTGTTCTAGAATCATGTTTTCTATAAATGCACTTCGTATTTTTTGCAATTTACGAGCCTCAACTACAAGTTTAGGGAGTCCATGGTCTAATCCTTCTAGCCATTTACCTGTAAAGCTAGGAGCGTTTGTTTTTTGCGTTCTAGGGTAAGTTAAACCTGCTTTGTCAAACGCTTTAGCTACGCTTGCAGATGCCCATACATCTACATCAACACCATACTTATATTTGATTTGTTTTATGCAATCTTTTTCTTGTTGTTTTAATTTAGCTACAGTTTCTTCGGCTTTATTGACATCAACACGGACACCTCGCCATCGCATCTCGACTAAAAGAGGAATTAACGACGATTCTAACTCATAAATAGGCTCTAATTTCTGTATTTCGAGTAATTTTTTGAGTTTATCCCATAATTTTAGCGTCAACACAGCGTCTTGCTCGGCATATTCCCCTACAAATTTTGCAGGGAGCTTGTACATCTCAGCTTTTGGGTCAACACCATGAGATTTAGCTGCCTCTGTGAGTAATGTTTCATCTTTTATTTCTTTACAGTAGTCTAAACCCAAAGAATTAAGAGAGTATTGCCTACGGTTTTCATCTATTAAAGGTGCTGCGATGACAGTGTCTTGGATTTTACCGTTAAGAGTTACACCTTCTCTTCGCAACCAGCCAACATCGTAAAGTGCGTTGTGAAATATTTTGTCACAGTTAGTAGACAAGGATTTATTAAGCCATCTAAAAACAAAACCAGCATCTAGATTACCACCACCTTCGTGTCGTATAGGTAAATACCCACTCCATCCATCAGTTGCGATAGCTATGCCTGTCACATGTCCATCACCAGTTGCCCAGCCTGGACCAGAAACCCTTAGATTAGGATCCTTAGTTTCTAAATCTACAGCTATGCGAGACGCAGAAGAAAGATCAGGTAGAATATCGGGAGCAACCCAGTCAGATCTGGGTGGAAACATAGGATTCTGCATTATTCAGTAGCTCCATATGATTGAACTAAAT